AGATACTTCTGTGCCAAATCATTCTCATCTTTGGTTCGCTCATCCATATACTTCTTCTGAAGTGCGATGCGCTCCTTGATGACTGACAATTTGCTTTCTACTTCTGTCAATTCCTCGCGGCTTTGAGATACCTTGCCCTTGAGCAAAGTGTTCATGGTGCTGAACACATTGATGTCAAGAATGGTTTCTACGATTGATCTGCGTTCGGCAGCGGTCAATCGCATGAACGGAACATAGTTTGCAGAACCAAGGATAATGACCTGACAGAAGGACTTGTAGGTCATTCGCAGGATCTGTTCCTCAAACATCCGCTGATAGTCCTTGCTCTTGGCATCTTGATCTATCAACTTGGCATTCTTGTAAACTTCAAATACCTTTGGCGACAAGCCACGAATGACTTTGTACTCATCTTGACCAATCGCAAACTCAATCTCAACCACGCAATCCTTTTGATTGATCGTGTTGACCAACTGCGGGATGTTGATGTTGCGATAAGGCTTACCAAAAAGAACAAAGCACAGGGCATCCAACATCGTGGATTTTCCTGCGCCGTTCTCACCACATATCAGCGTGGTGTCTGCTTTAACAAGATCAACCTCCGTGAAGTACTGCCCTGTAGAGAGCAGATTTCGCCATCTCATTTTCTTGAACTTAATCATGTATACAATCGCTCCCTACAGGGACAATACTCACGGGAATAATCACTTATTCCAAGGCAACTTGGGCGAAACCCACTTCCACAGCGGAACGCCGATCACCGCACCAGCGATGAAAACGACTACCGTGTAGAAGAAGGTTCCAAGGGCGTTCTGTATGAATTCCATAGGACTCTCCTTTCTTTATTCGGTTACGAGTTTGAGACCGGCTGGTGGGGTTTGCACCGTCTTGGAAGGAACAACAAGTCCAGAGATGAATCCCGTGTTATACTCATTCAGCAGGGTTTCCTGCGGCTCGACAATGAAGTTGACACCGCGAACCGTGATTCCATTCTCCGCATCCGTATATGGAAGCCAAGGAACAAGAGCAAGTTTGCCTTGTCCTGCGGGAATGAGGATTGCGGGATTCTTTACGGAAACTACTCCCTTTTCAAAATCTTCGCTGACGATTTGTCCGATCAACTGCTCTCCACCCTGAAGTCCGACTAGTTTAACTGGTAGTGACATATTTGCTCCTTTAAGCGTAAAGTGATTCCAAGTACAATTCCTTGAGAATGTTCTTGAGTTTGTTGGGATTGTTGACCTTGAGTTGGTCGATTTCGTTATTGATGATGGTCAAAGTATCTTGAGCCACATTGACTTGTTCAGTCAAGGTAATCCCCATTTCCTTGTCTTCTATGACGGTTGCGCCATAGACACCCATGTTCGTCAGTCTGTCAATGAGCGAATCAAACATTACTGGATTATCCTTCTTTCGGACAATCACGCGAACAAAGGTGTGCTTGTATTTCTCCAAATCACAATTAGTGTAGTCGGTCTTCTCGTCATCGTAAACGAGTTGTGTAAAAATGGTCAGCGGGTTGCGAATGTATTCAAGCGTCCGATTCTCGGTATCGAACACATGGAATCCTTTTGGCTCGTTGAGATCAGCGAATGTGATCTGATATGGAGTGCCAAGATAGTTCACATTCCCGCGACTATGCTTTTGGTGGAAGTGACCGCTGAAGACTGCTTCAAAGTCCTTGAAGATGGCGGGATCCATTCCGTCTTCATGCTTCATACCACGCATGACTTCGTAGCCCGTGAGTTCCAAATGACCCATGAGAAAGGGAACCTTGTCCTTCGCAGCCTGTGCGATGAACGCCATGCACTCATCGTGGTTGTCCTTCGTGATCCACGGCACGAAAGCAATCTTCACTCCATCGAACTCAAGAACCTTCGGCTGCTCCAAGAGACCGTCACCGAAATCGTTTTGGAACAACTCGCGCATGGAGTTGACCTGATTCGTGTTCTTGAAGTAGACATCGTGGTTGCCAAGGATTGCATACACCTTGTGGTTGGCTACGAGCGGCTGAATGAAACGCTTTCGCACCTCGTTCAGGGTAGCAAAGTTGATGAACTTGCGCCGATCAAGCAGATCACCAAGATGGAACACCGTGTTAATCTTGTGCTTTTGCAAGTACGGCATGAATACTTCGTCCGTGAACTTAAAAAAGTGATGCAGGAAGATCGGGGAATCGGATCTTGCGCCAAAGTGCGTATCACATATGATGGCGATTTTCATTGCGTAGAGTGTATCACCCATCCATGAAATCGTCAAGCGGATTGTTGTTGGTTTTTGCCGATTTGCGCCTTCGCTTTTTCTTCAACTTACTCTGTTTCTCTTTGTTGAAATTCACCATGTCTGTTTCCGAAAGACCTATCATCTCCGCTACCTCATCGGAAGTAGCCTCTACCTTTCCCTCTTCCATCCAGTTTCTGAACTTGCCAGTTGGATCATTGTCCTCAAAGCACTTCAACTTTATGTAGAGTTGCTTTTTCTCTTTCTGTATGCGGCGTAAAAAAGCATAAAAGGTAATCTGCGTAAAGAAGGCGAACGGATTCTTTGATTTCTTCGGATCAAAGTTCGTGGCGTACATAATGCAGTTTTCTACGGCATCTCCCACCATCTCATCCTTGAAACTGTAATTTGCAAAATTAGGTTTCTTGGCTAGATTGTTGGCGATATCAAGAAAGCATTGCCCGATGTAGTTTGTTACGCCAGGTGGTCTTTCTCCTGCTTTCTTTGCTTTGTTTACCGCTTTACGGTGTTCGGTTATCTCTGTTAAGAATCTTTGATTGTCTATGTAATGGCTGTTGCTTCTTCCCATGTTGTCCTCATAAATGTTCGCAAATCCAGAATAAAAATCGTGTGATCCGTCATGATGCACCTAAATACCGGTGTCCAGTATGAAATGAAAGGTTCTATAGTTACCCTAGTAACGGTTAGAACCGTATTCGAGGATCGCCTTTCCACCAAGGCAAACCGTCATCCTCGTCATCATCCTCCCCTTCTTCCATTTCATCATTGTCCTCGTTTGTAAGTTTGGCATTATAGCCATTCTTGCCTGTTTTGTCTTCCTCTTCCATCGGAAAGTTCACGGGGAACTCCATGTTTGAGATGTACTTCTTCATCACTTCCTTCAATTCGTCTTGTGCTTTCTGCAAGTCAGAATGCACCTTTGCCTCTATGTAATCTGCATACATCTTTTCATCAGGTTCTGCCATCACAAGAACGATATCCTTTGGGATGGTGAAGTATGTATCATTTGTGTATTCGATCCAATCCTTGAGGTAGACACCTATTCGTTCGACCTTTCCCTTGCTATTCAAGACGGGCATGGATACGACAGTCATTGGTCGTTCAAGGACATACTGATTTGCAAATTCTTGAATTACCGCAATCAGCATTTCGCCATTACGCAAGCGAACGATCTTCGTTTGTGGAGGAGTACCATCCTTCGTGAACTGCGTCATAGAACCTCCTTGATCGGAATCTTGACCATCTTGTAGTCAAAGGATTCCTCGTTGTAAATCTTGACTCTTTCGATGAAATGCTTCAGAGTATGGTTTTTCCTTGACTTCCAATGCAAATCATCGGCAATGTCATACAATCTTGCCTTGTTTTTTCTTTCGGACTTTCGCAACTGCCTGCCGATGCTTTGTAGTACGCGAATGCGGCTTTTTGAAGGTGATGCAAAGATGATGTTTCGCAGAGAGCGAATGTTGATGCCTGTTGAGAAAGTGCCATAGGAAGCAACGATTATCGCATTGTCTTCCTGTTCCGTGATTTGACGAATATCCTCGCGGACTTCTCCTTCAGTTTCGCCAGAGACATAGAACACCTTTCGACTTTCGTTTGCATCTGCCTTGATTCTTTCGAACAATGGCTTTCCGTGCTTTTCGACAAACTGAAAGAGAATAAGAGTATTTCCTTTCGTGGAAATTGCAAGCCTTGAAATCATGGCATTTCTTCCATCGCAACTGACCAACCAATCAAGTTCTTCCTGATAGGGAATTCCCGCAACAGTCTTGCAGATTTCTTCGGGATAGGTCAGCAGTATGCAGTCAATTTCAAGATTGGTAAGCAACTTCTTGTCTATCAAGTCTTTGGTCGTAGTTACTTGCTTGACTGTTCCGAAAAGACCTTCGATTGCCAACTTGTTTGTCTGTGTTCCGTCAAGTGTGCCGGTCAACGCAATTCGATACGGACAATTCGTCAATTTGGTCATTATGCTGGTAAGGCTTGCAGCCTTGAAAAGGTGTGCTTCATCGCCAATAACGGCACCGAATTGGTCGAAATAATCCTTTGGCAACTTATAGATGGACTGCCATGTAGTAATTACTATTTGCTTTGTTGGATCGTCTTTTTCCTCTCCTCCATATACCTTATGGACATAATCATCGACAGTCCAATAGCGAGGGTCTTTGGAAGAATAATCCTTGAAGTCGTTGTACAATTGCGTTACGAGCGATATGCTAGGAACAATGATAAGAGTTCTGCGTGGTTCCACACCATTTTCGCTGTCAATCATATTAAGCAGCGTAGAATATGCCCGTGCAAGAACATAGATGATGAGACTCTTGCCGCTTGCGGTAGGAGACAGCAGAAGGCAGCGATTCGTATTCAGGGCGTGGTGAATGGCATCTATCTGATGCTCATGGGGTTCGATTGGTTCTCCCCGTGCAGATAGGTTCAAGCCCTTGATGATCTTGCTGACGCAATCCTCGCGTGTGCAAGGTTCTACGGGATTGATTAGTTTTCTGTCTACGGCAAGATGGTATTTGCGCTCTTCGCAGAATTGCGCCAAATGGTCCAGCAAACCAACATACAGCAGACCGTTCCGTGGTTGGAACATTCTGATCTTACCGTCCCAATGACGATTGCGGAATGCTGGAGTGAATCTTGCGTTTGGAACTTCAAAGGTGAAGAACTCTTGAATTTCACGGGCAATCGCAGGTTCGCATGACAGACGGGTGTAGACCGTGTTATGTCTATGAACGACAATTTCAGGCATCCCAATATTTAGGGTTGCCTTACTAGGCTCCGTCAGACTATGCCATTCGTGAACTTGCGCCATTCGATAGCGTTTCTGATCACCCAATGTCTTTGGGCAATGCCTTTCAATATGGACTCAAGGTAGTCAACCTTTTCTTGCTGATATTCGATCTTGCTTTGCAAATCGGACAAGTCCTTGTCCGAATCCATGTAGATATCAAGATCATTTCGCAGGATCTTTGTTTGGAATGGTTCCCATCCCAACTCATCAAGACGCTCCTGCGACATCTTCCCCGTGTAGTATTCCCACTTATCCCTTCGAAGATTCCTGTAATCGGATTGTGCCTTTTTCAGGACTAGTCGTTCATCGTGAAAGATGACGAGATACTTGTTGTGAAGTTGCGGAATCCTGACGGATTCGTTGCCTAGTTCCGTGTCATCGACCGCAAGGTCTTTTTCTGCCATTTCCTTGATCTTGTCCAGATGCATAGTTGTCACAGTATATCACCCCCATGTCAAAAGTCAAAGGTCAACCATCTTGAAATCGGAAATCGCAAACTTCACGGTTGCGGTGAGAAAGGTTGCGTCCGTAGCCTCCGATGTAAATTCAATTCCCGAAAGATCGGTAGGTATCAGTCCCTTCATTTCTATTTTTCTGTATGGATTTTTACGATTTGTCAGCAGAATCAGGGAAGCAGAGTCGGTTGCGCCGTACAAAGGCTTTTGGACTTCGATGAACTTGGTGTAGGAGGTGTTTTCTAGCATCCATAGGATTATGGAATGGTAGTTTGAAAAATCCTCATTGACCAAGAACTTGATGGTCATGTTGCCATATACTGCCGTTGCTTTTGGTAGTTTTACCGAAGGACCAATTGCAAATTCCGTGCTGAATGCTTCTCCTCCAGCATCTGGCAAGGTGAATTCCTGAACAAAGTAGGCAAGATTTGGCAACTTTGACATGGTGAAGATAAAGTTTGTGGGAAGAGCAAGATTTGTGTTCTTGGGACTTCCCTTCAATGCACCCGAAACATCTCTATCTGCTATGCCATAATCCTTCTCTGTATAGACCGTATCCCTCATCATTGATTGACGATCCTTTCTACATTGAAGTATGTGAACGCCATAGTGACGGTGGCAGTCATTGGGGCTGCTTCGGTTTCATTTGCCTTGAATGCAAGTTCGCTGACATTGGTGGGAAACAGTCCCCTGAATGTGATCTTGAAAACGGGTTTCTTTTTGTTGTTCAACACAAGGAGATGTCCTTCTTCGGACATCCAGTTTTTGTAGGATACGGGACTGTAATCCGTAAATCCAATGCACTCCTTGAACCATCGCATAAGAGCATCATAGTTTGACATATCCTCATTGACGAGGAACTTGAATGTTGCCTCTCCATGAGTTATGCTTTCGCTTTTGACTCTCAAGTTTTTTCTTCCTCCTGGAACTCCACCAGGAACAGTTATGATTGGATTGGACCAACCAGGCAAAGAAATGCTTGTGCAGAAATATGAAAGTTCAGGAACTCTTTTCAGCGAGAACTTGAAGTTTGATTGAATTGCCAGATTTGTATTGGGTGGCTGTTTGGCAACTGCTCCGACAGAATCGGGTGTTTCCATCTCATAAGGTTTGTTCTTTATGGGGATGGAGCCAGGTTCGGTATAGGTAACAACATTTGGCAATTCTGCATCTCTTACTTCAGAATCGCCGTACCTTCTTGCCAACGCCGTCTGATAAAGAGGAGCAAGTTCATCGGCAAAGTCATACCACTCTATTGCGTGATTACCAGTAAGATCGCTTTCAAAAATCTTGTAGTCATTTGAGATCGAATTGTCGTTGTTTATTGTTTCGTTGGTAACTTGCCAACTCTTGTCTGCAAGCATTATTTCCATCATGTATTTCAACTCATGAGAAAAGCCAACTCGGTTTCCGCCCATTACGCTGTAGGATTTGGAGTCAAATTGATTACAAGCAGAACCGTCATAAGAAGTTCCAATGCAATCTGTCAAATTTGTGTCAAGTCCGTTAACATTAGAAGCACTAAATGCAGAGTTGATCATCACAAGACGATTGTTTCTTTTTATGAACGCTAGACTTCCAGAATCTCCTTGTCCAAGATATGAACCTTGATCCGCTTCAAAATATGAAAATCCATTCCAAGGTTTGTTTGCCGAAAACGAATTCGGAAAATTGAGACCATGAATAAATGAAAAGGATTCGGTATACAGCCTACCTGGTATTGTTATAGAAGTTGTGATTGGTCTTCTGCTAACAGACATTCCCGTCAACTTACTTCTTCGAACGAAGCCTCTGGCAAAGGTATTGTTTATCACCATTACTGGCATTTCATTTAGATATGCATAAAATCCGTTGTTTCTAAAACGGTTTGTTACATTTATGTAAGGATCAACGAGATTAGCAGCAAGATTTTCGGTTGTGTCTTCTAAATGTTGTGGATTTATGTCGTATATTTCTCTAATGAGATTTGATTTTGTTGTGTCTTCTTGATTTGAATCAACGCTTAAAAGCGTCAATGTTTCATCATAATTTCCTAGTTTCACAGTAGACACCTTGAACTGTTTTTCGCAATTTATCGTAGGCATCAATATTGGTTTGACTGTTGTGGGTAGTGCAGTTTTAAATGTCTGAATGTAATACTCTGAAAACGGTGTGGAAAAATTTGTGGTAGAAAACAAAGTTGGATCTAGATCGTAGTCTTCGTATATTTCTCTTCCCGTTTTCAACTTGTACCAATTCGGATATTGATTGAGAACCATTATTCCGTTTCCGCAGGCAGATAGTCCTGTCGGAAAAGAACCGTCATCTGGTATAACAACTCCTACACTAGACAAGTGTTGACTTCTTGTTAAGCCTCTTACAGTATGCACGGTTCCATCGGAAGAAACGCACTTCAATTCATTGGCATCACAAGGATAGTGTGCTATTTTCAACATATGCTGTCTGGTCAATAGACAAGAAAGGCGACTTCCCAATCCGTTCCACCATCCAAACGGAACATTCGGTCTGCTGGACATCAATATGCAAGACATATCTGTTCCTGTCAACGCAAACATTGTTCCTTGATAGAATGAAGAATTGTACCCTGTGGGGACTCCATGTGTCCCGTTGCTGTATGTGAACAATTCATGTCTTGCAGGATTGTAAGAAGGTTCTCCATACCAAGTAGCATCTTGCGAGGTATAGGGATAAGCCGCAGTTTGTGTTATCCAATTATCTGAATGCACAGCAGCAGTCAAAGAAGGATTGGAAACTTTGTAAATGTAGTCTCCTTTTATGAAGGGAGAATTTGGAGTGATCGCTGCTGCTGCTACTGAACTGCTTGTCAACTTTACCAACAAGGTTCTTCCGTTATTTCCCGTAAATCCCGCTATTCTTATGTTTGTCTTTGGAGTAGATGATTGTACAACGATATCATCACCGACTGCAAATCCCGCTGTACTGCCAGTAACAGTCAAAGTAACTAATTGGTTTATCGTGGAGTAATACATCGGATGTATTTATTCTTTGCCTTATATGAAAAGAACAGGAGCAGCATTTCTGCTGCTCCCATTCCAAGTGTGGGGGGTTTGTTACCCGTACTATGAATCAGAAGAGGTTGTTGACCTTTACGATGCGGTAGTACTGATTGCTGCGGGCTGCATTTGCGTCCGCAACATCTGCGATTGGCAGGTTGTTGACACCGATTACGAATGGGTTGTTGACCATGCCGTAACGGGTCTTGAAGCCAATCTTGGGCTGGAACGAGTTCTCACCGACTGCGCGTACCATCTGTAGTGGGACATATGGGCAGTAGAAGAGACCAGCATCGTATGGGCTGGAACCCTTATACCCAACGCAGAAGAAGTCAGAAGCGGACGACATTGAGTAGTATGGATCAATGTAGACGCGAATCTTTCCATTGAGAACACCAGCAAAGGTGTTGCCAGTATCATCAACATTCAAGTTGGTGGATAGAGCAGGAGCGTAGTCAAGTACACCAGACATTGATAGTGCCGAAGCAACATCGCTGGAGCAGATGATGAAGTTGCCCTTGCCACGGCGAGTTTCCTTGGCAATCTGGTTGGCTTCACGCTCAATCTGGAAGAGTAGACCCTTGAACTTCTCAACCGACCAACGACCGTTGGAATCGACATTGAGGTCAAAGATACCACGGGTCTGAGTTGTACCAGACTTGGCTCCGAGTCTTGCATTGCGATAGATGGTGCGAACGACTTCGCGGTTGATCTCAGCGAGGATTTCGCTGGAAAGGATGTTTGCAAGTTCAGTCTCGGCATCAAGACCGTGAATTGCCTTGAGGTCTTGTGCGAGTTCCATTGTGTATTCAGCCTTGAGCGCACGGGTCTTTGCAGTAACCGTGGTCTTCTCGATGCTGAACGCCATTTGTGCAAATCCGTTGGTTGCCTCAACATCACCGAGTCCTTCGCCCATGCCAGTTGTCATGGCGCGAGTGACTGCATTGGCATCGGTAACCGCGTCGTTTAGGCTAGCATCGGCTGCGCTGAAGAATGGGTCAACACCAGCGGCGGAGAATGCAGGATCCATACCTGTATAGCCAGTTGGGTTATAACCAGGTGTACCACCCGAACCACCGAAGCGTGTATCGGCTTCCTGGAACAAGGCTTCTGATCCACCCTGTGTCTTGTAACGGCTGCGTAGAGCAAAGATAAGACCAGTTGGTCCGCTCATTGGCTGAACGCCGCAGATATCGTAAGCAATGAGGTTTGGCATTGCACGACGAACAAGCGAGATGAGGATTGGATCCCACTTGGCGACTCCACCGGTGTCTGGCATTGTGCCAGCAGCGTTAGAAGGAGCAGCCTCCTTGAGATAGGCTTCCTGGTTTTCCAAGAGTTGCGTGGTAACTGTCTTGCGCCAGTTATCCTTGATTTCGGGAAGGTCAGCGTGTTCAACGATTGCCTTCCACTTCTTTTGTAGTGCTTCTGAGATTGTCAAGTCCATTTTTGTCTCCTGTGACAAATTAGTTGTTGTTGAAAGTAATTCTTACCGTCATCATTATTTAGAAATCACGATTTTTTGATTTACTTGCGATTCAAACGAGAGAGTGTCTTGGCATAGGCACTCATTGCTTCTGTGAGTTGTTCCTGCGATTCGGCGGGAGCATCGGAGCCATTCAAGTCATCGCCAATTTGCTCAGAAATGACTGACTGCTCCTCTGTGTTTTCATCATCCTGCGATTCGGTCGCGCCAGCACCAAAGTAGGACTCACGAATGATTTCCAACTTGCTGCGATAATCCTCTTCACCCTCAAAGGCAACGCCCTCTGCCAACTTCTTCATGCGTTCCTTTTGAGTGTCTGCCAATCCCTCGCAGTTCTCGTCAAGAATGTCTGCACGGCGAAGTTCAGCGACTTGCTTGGTGATTTCGACATTCTTGACAATCTGCTCGTTGAGTTCGTTGGTCAAGGCTTCAACCTTTTCTGCCATCTCGTCAACAAGATCGACCTTTGTGGAAGGAACTTCAATGTTGTGTTCAAGGAACAACGAACGAAGACCTTCGATGAACTGCTCTGCGACTTCGGTTCGAATGCCCTTCTCAACGGCAAGACGGTTCTCTTCCATCCACTCTTCAATGACATATGAGAGATATGAATCCAACTGCTCCGTGAGTTCAGACTTGATCTGCTCCTGTGCAGCCATGAGTCTGGTATCGAATTCGGTTTCAAGTTCTTCAGCAATTGCTTCGATCCGCTCGTTTACAGCGGTTTCAAAGATTGTAGAAGCCTTGCTCTTGAATTCCTCGCTCAACTGCTCGCCATTGAACATTGCGTCCATGTGAACAGCAAGGTCTTCCTTTGCCATGCGCTTCTTGTCAACATTTGACTTCTGCTTTACGCCAGAATCGACATCAGCATCACCCTCTACATTGTCGGTATCAATTGGCTCAGGAATGACTACACCCTTACCGGTGCCATCCTGATAAAGACCCTTGTACTTTGCAGAAGTCTTTGGCAATGTTACCTTGCCAAGCGATGACTGCTGCATTTGCTTTGCAGCAGACAGATTTGCCTTCTGCTTGGTGGCAGAATCACCAGCCTCGCTGATGGTATCTTCTTCGTTTTCATCAACTGTTTCGGTTTCTTCTGTCTGGTCTTCGGTGTCAAGGATTTCCTCTTCTAGGATTTCCTCTACTTCGTTATTCTTGAATGAGTCCATGAACTCTCTCCTTGATATAGTGAGGGTGCTGATTATTTAGCATTTCTCAAAGTCCGCGAAGGAACTTTGTAAACGCATTCATTTTGGCTTCTTCTAGATTTCTTGAATTTGCCTTTTGAATGTCCTTTTTGATTTGTTCTATGTCTTTTTCAATCAATCTGCCGCTTTGCCATACCCATTCCTTGCCTTCCATGATTCCACGAACAAAGGCTTCAGGTGCGGATGGATCAGCAACAATGTCTGCTGCGGTAGAAAGTTGAAAATCGTCCTTGACTACATTGATGCCATTTCTTTCCTCTAAAGACCCCATTCCACGGCTTGAAACGCCAAGTTTGGCACCCTCATCAATCAGGTTTTTAACGATTTTTCCATATGGAGTGTCCATGATCTTTGCACGACCCATGAAGTTCGTGCCGTCCTGACGAAGATCGGTGATCATGTGACTTACTCTTTCGAGATTGATGGTCGGTCCTTCAGGATGACCAAGTTCACCAAATGCTCGCTTCTGCTTGACGAAGTTGTCGTTGTAACGAGCGACTTCCTTTTGCAGAGTCTCCATTGGATACTTTCTCTTATTGCGATTTGTGATGTTTCCCTGAAGGAAAATTCCCTCAATGAAATAGTTCTTCTGACCAGGAGCAGTCTCCTCGGTCAGGACTTGTATGCTTTCGTTGATGTCACAGAATAGTTTCATTGGGTCTCCGTGTTTAGAAAGGTACGAATTCTAGATATGCAGTAACGACTCCAGCAGTACCATTTTGAACAATGAATGTTCCATCTGCCGTCAATGCATTGTTGTGTAGTGTTAGTCTTTCAAAATCAACTGCATTTGCTCCCCATCCGCCAATTACAAATACAGGATTTGGAACAATTGGTTGAGTGGTGCCAAATCTCATGCTTACGCTGTTCGCACCACCTTGAGGACCGGACATTCCATATACTATTCTCGACAAACTGGCGGTATTGTTAGTGATGCCCGATCCTTCTGCAACGCTATAACCAAATGCAGATGCAGTAATGCCAAAAGTCAATGAGGTGTTGGCAGTATCAAGAAACACACCAACAACACATCTCTTATTTGTTCTTGCGATGTAATTGAAACTATTTGGCATTAATCATTCTCCTTGGATGTTTGCAGGCAGAACTGAATTGCTGCCTCATGCGATTGCTTTGATTCTATTATCATGATTCTGAGTGCCGCCTGATTTTCCTCAGACAGAAAATCATGCATTTCTATGATTGCTTTTGCATTGGCGGGAGTGAGGCGAACAAGATCACCGTTTGTCATTCTCAACATTTTTCCGTTGCCATTCGCTGCTTCTGACAGAAGTTTTACGACCTTGCTTGTTGTATTTGCAAACCAAATACTCTCGTTCAACTCCTTGATTTTGGAACGAAGCAAATCAATCTTGTCCGAATCGCAATCTATGGCAATCTTGAATTCGTTTGATGTAGAGACTTCTCTTATTCTTCCGAATTCACCGCAAGAAGCAATATAGCCTACGGCTTCATCCAACCGCTCTTTACTGTTGAATTTGTAAATCGCTGTTGGCAATCTTATCCTTTGTAGTTTCTCTTGACATAGTTGAAGAATTCCTTCTTCTTTGCGTCATCCATTTCAGATGGATTCTTTACATTGAATTTCTTCAATGCGCTTTGGAAGAATGCACGATACTTCTTTTGTGCGGGTGACAATTCTTCTTCACGAACAATCCAACCGCGACTATTTCTGTCGGTTGCATCAAGAATTTGTCCTTTTGTCATTCCAATACTTTCGGCAAAAGACTTCTTGGAATTGTCAATGGTTGTCTCCGTCACGGAGCGTTTGAAAAAGGGATGCACGGGCTTGTTTGTGTCGTGTGGTTCAGGAATAAATGCTCCCTTGCCACTCCCATCGTCATAGAGACCTTTATACTTCTTCTTTCCGGTCTGCTCCTCCTCCTGCATCTTCTTCATTTTTTCCATTCGGAATTTTCTGTATGCTTCCAATCGTGACATTGTGTCACGAACTAATCTTGTACGACCGTCTAGGTCAACCTTTTCGGAAATCGGAGTTCCGTTTGGTTCGACAGACTCGTTATTTGAACTTGTCATCTCTATGTACTCCTTTGTCATGCTTATTGCAGATTCCATGCCTGGAAAGAAATTCCATCGTGTACCATCAATATAAACACGAATAGGACGAGATATTCCCAATCCGACTTGCTTCAATTCCACAATCTTTCCATTGTGCTTGAATGTCTTGACTAAGAATTCTTTGTCCAATGACGGATTCAGCCCATCATCTGATTGCTTTGTGATTTCAAATCCACCAGGAACGGGTTTGATCTTCTGAAGATCAACGCTATTGTCCATGACAGCATCAATTTGCTTACGCATGGTGTCTAGTTCTTTGGGTCCAAGAACATTCTTCTTTATCTCAACAGCATCCAATTTTGCCTTGTTAGCCTGTTGAGCCGCCTTTGCCTTCAATAAATCTGCCTTTGCTTTTGCCTCTGGGTCAACAGCGGGCTTTGCCGATTTAGCAGGAGGAGCCGCTTCTGTTTTTTCGGCAGGAGGAACAATGTTCTTGTTTACCTTTTTCTTTACACCAACCACGGGTGGTGCTGTAGGTGCGAGAATATTTGCTTCGGATACCTCTTGTTCGTTACTCTTCTCACCGAGTATTTCTTTTGCAAGTTCATTCTTTCTTGTCTCAATTGCAGCAAACAAGCGATTATTCAATGCTTGGGTCAATGAAGACTTGAAACCAATTGCATCTTTTTCATTGACTGAGTTTACGACATTTGAGAGATAGTTATCCATGTTCTTTCCTTTTAACTGCCGAAACTGCTTGATTGATACATTCCTTTATTGCGTTCAATGGACATTTGCTTATCCATTTCGGCAATTTCGCTTTCGGTCATACCAAGAACCTGTGTACGCACCCAATAGTGCGAATAGTACTTACCTATGTATTTTTCAACATCATTCAGTTCGGAATTTCGTTGCTTTCTGAGTTCGGCATTTTTGGCTTCCACATAGTAAGAATCCTTGAGGTAATCCAAGAAAAGAACTTCCTTGATGTTTGGCCACTCGTCCTGTGTGATGATGTTCTTGAGCAATATTTGCTTTCTCAGTAGGTCAAATATGAGTTCATTGAACTTATTACGAAGACGAGCCACGAATTTTGAGAATTTGAGTTCGTCACGATTGATTTCCGATGCTCTGCCTAGAGCAATTCCCTTGTCTTGTTCAAGGCGGCTGACAGGAACATTCAATGCGCGATACAACTTCTTCTGGAAGTAAACAATGTCCGCAAGTTCACCTAGATTCTGTGCGCCAGAAAGGGTGCTGATTTCAGTTCCTTTTGAACCTTCGCGGCGAGGAAGCCAATAGTCTTCAAGCATGGACATGAACTTCCGATCATCGCGGATTTCGCCTGTCTGTGCGTCATATACCAACTTATTGCGATAACGATTCATAATGTCCTTGACATAGGCTTCTGCCTTGGTCTTCGGAAGGTTACCTACATCAATGTAGAAAATGCGGCGTTCAGGTGCGCGAGAAATTCTGTAAATTACTACAGCATCTTCCATCATTCGCAGTTGGTTCAAAGGCTTTATTGCCTTATGCAGAAACCCAACGGTGCGGCGGTATCTGCTGTCGAACATACCAGAAGAGCAGAATGCAATTGCATCATCGCTGATCTTGATTCCTTGAGTAGAACCTACTCTTGGATTGTCTTTGTTGTAAAGATAGAAATCACGATAGCCCGTGATGATCTTGTTGCCATCGGGACGGGTTTCCTTCTTGAATTCACGGATCTTCTGAATATTCAAAGGGTCGATGTAACGAAGTTCAAGAATTCCCTTATCCGGTTTTTCCTCATCCACTATGATGTGAAAGTAAATCTTGCCGTCAACATACCAACGGCGAAAAACTTCATATCCCTTACTGTCAAAGGACATCAGGCGAAGAATATTCTTGAATTCTTCCTCAATCTTGTTTTTGATTTTGGGAGTAAGTGCCGCAGTAGTGTCGTTTAGAAAGGAAAGTTTGATGGGCATCTTTCCAGGTTCTGTAACGATTGCCTCATTCACTATGTCATCAATTGCAATTTCGCATACGGGATCCATAGACATTTCACGATACTTTGCCACAAGTTCAAAGTCGTTTCGAACAGAACCGTCAAGATCAACATACTGTCCGTAGAAACCCCCTGCTTCAACCGGAATAGCACCATCGTCCGTGGTAGGAACCACGAACGACTTTAGTGCCTTGAAATCAGATTGTTGCTTCTTTGATCTCTCTAACTTGAAGCCAAACAATTCCATATTTTACACCTCTCTATTGATCTGTTTTGGATCAGTTAGTAGTTCCCACTAGTTCATAGTATTGATAAGAAAGCGAAACGCTAAATTCAGATATTGCAGACTTGCTTTCAAAGGACAGTTCATAAGAACCAATTTCCTTTGGATAGCAACCAACGAACTTGTATGTGCAGATAGCATTGCCTTCGCGGGTAAGGGGCTGAACTGCCCAATCCATCAAGTATGAGTTGAAGTTGTTTGGACCAACATTGCTCTGATAGGAGTTAATGAGGTTTGACCAAGATTCAAAGGACTTACGAAGATTGTAAGAACCATCGTTATAGACCTTTAGACCCCAGTCTGCAAAGGTGCGATCTGCGGGGAACTTCATGGTTCTACCCATAAAGTTTGCAGTACCTTCGCCAATAGTAGCGGCAGGAATCTGTGCGCCCTTGCAAAGGAAGGTAATCTGGCTGTTGGAGTTTCCATTGTTGAAAAGTCCACCAACCGCCGAAATTGCACCGGCAGCGGCAGTTCCAAAGATTGCTCCTGCTACGCCAGCCGCTGCATTGATTGCACGGCTTCCACCGCTTGGGAACGATCCTGTGACCAAATAGAGGTTGTCTCTCGCACCACCATTGATAAGGTTCGCTCTGAAAGCGTCTATGCTGAATTGGCTGTATGCCATTTAGTGTCTCCTTTTCCTTATTTAGGGGGTGATTAGCCGCCTACTTCTGTGAACGAAACGCCAGTCTTGGTAGCAATAAAGTTCAATTGGATGAAATTGATGCTACGGGCAGGCTTGATGTAGATATCTGCCACGAAGCGATTGCCGTCAATCACCTCTGGAGTATTGTTAGATTCATCGCACTTGACCAAGAAATCGGTGATTCCACGGCGATTTTGAACATCGCGTAGGAATGGCTCGACCATTGATCGGAATTGCGAACGAGTGAACGCATCGTTGAATTCGAAGAGGCTGTATTTTGCAGCCGTTGCAATTGCCTTCTCAAGTACGATGAAAAGGCGGCGAACATTGATGCGGTCAAATGCCGATGGCTTGGTTTGAGCCGTCTTGTCACCAAAGAGCAAAGTTCCCTCTCCTGGCATTGTAATGACAGGATTGATTCCCTTTTGATAAAGTTCGTCACGATGGGTTTTGCTTGGATTGTAGGCAAGACGAATGGTGTTGCGAATGACTCCACGATTGAATCCTGCGGGAGAATACCAAGGATCATTGCTGAGGTCGGTGCGGGCGCAAAGACCTGCAATATCACCATTTAGAGGAACATACCGATAGGTATCGTTGTAAGAGTCGTATTGATACTTGTAACCGGTATCAATGACTGTATACGAGGAATTTCCTACGGCATTTCTGAATGTTATTGCATTCCCTAGTTTGGTGGCTTCTGCCGTTGTCGCATTGTTGACTTCGGGCGAAACAAAGGCAACGCAGTCCTTTCTTCCATTTACAATATCAACGAGATTTCCAACATTTGCTGTTGTGCAAGGTCCACCAATCAGTAGAGAGACATCGGATTGATCTGGATCTGCAAACAACTGATAACCCTTTCCTAGATCAAACAAGTCTCCTGCTGCGCTGTCGTATTCGCCGGTTCCACCTTGCAGATCAAGACGGAAGACACCTCTAATTTCACTCTCTCCTGCTCCGCTTCCTGTGCTGTAGCGAGTGGCATCCATCATAGATGAATTGAACGACCAAGTTCCTGCACCCACCCATTCTTCGCCAAATCCAGATCCTGTTAGCGCACCGGCAACAAATTCAATACCATCAAGGGAACTAATTGAGCCAACAGCAACGATGTACTTTGATTCGTTGTTTATCTTGCTCTTGAAATAGTTGAAAGTCCCATCTTGCAATTTTGCATTAGGATCGACAGAAAGACCTTGGAATCTTTCAAGAACCGTGTTTGTAGTTCCGCTGAATTGTCCAAGTCTATCAAGAACAATCAAGTGGAATTCATCATTAGCACCGCTAAGACCAAGAGTGGTTTCTGCGTAATATGAAGTATTTGGAGCAGAATCAAATTGGGATGAATATGTCCATCCCGTAAATCCACCTGCCCCCGCGCCAGCACCGCAGATTTCGATGGCAAGGCTGTTTCCAAGATTTCCTGGATATTTTGCCGCAAACATACCATTGAGGCTTGGCAGGGAGGTATCGCTGTTTGGAATGTATCCTGCTGCTCCTGTTTGACCCGCATTAGTTGCTTCACTATGAGTAACACGAACAACCTGAAGATTGTTTCCGTAGCCAAGGAAGTTGGCAGCAGAGAACCAATACTTGAAATTGTCATCGTTTGGTGTTCCATAGAGGGCAACTAGATTGGCGACATCGGTAACGATTACGCGCTGATCTGCTGGACCCCATCTGAAATATCCTGCGATACCGGCATTGGTCGTAGCCACGGCAGGAATAATTGTGGTCAGGTCTCTTTCTGTGACTGTTACGCCAGGACTAATTTGGAATCCCATATGGGCGGTCTCCTGTAGTTATTCAAAAGTGCGGACGAGATTATTTAGCATTCTTACCACCTAGCCCCTTCTCGGTGTATATCATCGGAAAAGGGATCGAATTCTTTTAAACGGGCTTGTTTTGCCGTAGTTTCTTTTGAGAGGTCAATTTCATCTTGTGTTCGTTCATCATCCACTCCGATTTCTAAAAACCCAAATGGAACTAAGTCTTCTTCAAGTTTTTTGAGTTTATCCTCAAACAACTTCTTTCGTATGTCGGTATTTACCAAGTCTTTGAAGTATGGCTGTGTAGTTAACCAACCAAACATGACCAAGGTAGCCATTAAATCATCGTTATAGCCTGTGCTTGCCTCATACGCCGCTCCTTTGGCGACATAAGTGGAAAGTTCGGCAATGATGTCAAAATCATTGAGTAGGATCTTGTCGTTTTCAATCATTTCCTTGATGACCAAGCAACCCGTCTTTTTGATTTGATTTGACATCTTAATACCATACTGCACTCTGCCGGTACCGAATCCTTCTCCTGCCTTTTGTCCTTTTTTGCCCTTCACGGTGATGTTTATGATGTTTTCGTATTCAAGTTCTTCTCTGAGAATATCAGAAACTTCCTGTCCTGTATCGTTTAGTTCAATCAGCGCATAGGCTTCGTTGTATCGGGTTCCCAAAACTTCAAGAAGATTGGGGAAAACCATGACCGGCATGACATTGTTCCTGAATCTTGCGACAACTTTGTAGGGTAGTTGGGTGGCATCTATGATTGTTGCTGCGTGATAATCTGCTCCTTGTCCTCTTGATGTGTCTACACACATGGCATAAATGTGATTCTTGATTGGAGCCTCGTATACCACCAACCCTTCATCACTTTGATAGATAGGAGTCTCGTACGCCAAAGACGATATCTTGGAAGCCTTGATAAGGGTATCGTCCGAACCCAAGAATTCACATTCGTATTCCTGATACCAAAGCCTTTCGTTTGCAAGACTTGTCTTGGTTATTTCTTTCCATTTTGCATCTCTGCCTGGAACCTCACTCCACTTGGCTTCTATGGGAATGTACTGATTTCTCTTGTTTTCGGCATCTCTCCACAATTTGTAGAACATATTCATTCCCCGAGGAGTAGATACGATGACTACTTTTGATGTTTTTCCTGATGAAATGGTTGGATATACAGACGAAAAGAATTCCTGTGCTATGTTTTCGGGAATGTGGGCAAACTCGTCAAGCAACAGAAAGTTGAAACTGTCTCCGCGAACGGCAGAAGCACTTGTCGCGGCAGACACTACTTTTGACCCATTTTCCAAGGTAAAACTCAACTTGTTCCATTCAATGACCCCCTGCTGCATCCATTTTGGAAGGCTTTCGTATGCGAATTTGAGGCGGCTCAGAAGTTCGCTTGCAGTCTTCAATTTGTTTGCAAGAATGGCAACTTTGTAGTTGGGAGTGAACAATATGCTGTAAAGTATGTACCCCAACATGACCGTGGACTTGCCGCTCTGACGAGGAATCTTCGAAATGACAAAACGATTCGTGTGGATTGCCTTTACGATCCTTTTTTGGAAAGGATACATCTTGAATGCAATTGGTCCCTGATCAAGAGACACGATTTTCATGTAGGTCTCAAGAAAGTGTATGGGATCTTTAGAGCATTTAACATATTCCGCCAACTGCTCGTTGGTGTATTGAATTTGGACATTCGGTCCCTTGAGAAGGGGATTACCTAAGTAACTGTCACCCTGCTTGTACGGCATCGCTCCAT